AAGGAAGTATAATCATATTTCCATCTTTTGTATATCACAGAGTAACACCAGTAACACATGGTAGGAGACATTCCTTAGTAGGATGGATAGCAGGGCCGACATTCAGATAACCAAAATCGACAATACTCATATAAAGGTAGATGCAGATGAATCTATCAAAAGAGAGTTGTCTGATTATTTTACTTTCCCAGTGCCTGGCGCAAAGTTCATGCCATCTGTACGAAATAAGTATTGGGATGGTAATATAAGACTATTTGCACAAACTACTGGTAAGTTGTATGTTGGTTTATACTATGCACTAGAACAATTTGCAAAAGACCGAGACTACAACATGGAAGGTTATCAGTGGGAAACTGATATAGAATATCCAGACTTTACCGATGGATTAAACATGGGATTTCCTTTGAGAGACTATCAAGTGGATGCAGTAACAAGAGGTATTAAATATAGAAGACAATTGTTAGTATCTCCAACTGCAAGTGGTAAGTCTGCAATCATATATTGTATTGCAAGACATTTCATATCTATGCATAAAAAGAGAGTGTTGGTAATCGTACCTACAACATCACTAGTAGAACAAATGTCAAAAGACTTTGCAGATTATGGGTATGATAGACCTATTGATAAGATGTATGGTGGTGCAAAGGTAGGAGATACCGATATAGTAGTAACTACTTGGCAGACCCTATCCAAAATGCCGAAATCGTTCTACGATGGTTTTGGTGCAGTGTTTGGTGATGAAGCACACTTATTCAAAGCAAAAGTACTTACTGGTATTATGGAGAAGATGAAAGATATTGGTCATAGGTGGGGATTAACTGGTACATTAGATGATACTCAAACACATAAGTTAGTACTAGAAGGTTTGTTTGGCCCTACACATTATGTGACTACTAGTGCAGACCTTATGGATGAAGGTATCCTTGCAGAGTTAGATATACAATGTTTAGTATTAAAATATCCACCAGAGGTATCTAAAGAAGTTGTATCTATGGATTATCCTAGAGAAATGGAATTCCTTGCTGGTAATGAAAAACGAACACAATTTATAAAGAACCTTACATTAGGTCAGAAAGGAAATACATTAATACTATTTCAATATGTAGATAAACATGGTAGGAAAATATACGAGACATTTCAAAAATCTGGTATTAAATCGTTTTTTATCTATGGTGGAACAGATACAATCAATAGAGAAAAGGTCAGAGAGTTGATGGAAAAGGAAGAAGGATGTGTAATCATTGCATCATATGGTACTTTTTCTACAGGTATAAATATTAAGAACCTACACAACATTGTGTTTGCAAGTCCTAGTAAATCTAAGATTCGTGTATTACAATCAATTGGTAGGGTTCTGAGAACAAGTAAAGATAAAGTCAATGCAACTCTTTTTGATATTGCAGATGACTTAAGTTATAAAAAGAAAGAGAATTATACTCTTAGACACTTTAAAGAACGAATAAATACATATAGTAAAGAAAAATTTAAATATACAATACATGAGGTAAAGTTTTGAAATGGTATGATATATTATGGGGTCAGAAACCAGAAGATACTTGGAAGAGTCCAGACCCAGAAGAAGTGACTATTGATAATGCATACAAAACAAGATGGATATGGTATCATACAATTTTAGCAATAGGAATCTTCATGTCTAATATATTATTAATCGCAATCTTACTACTACTTGCAATAAAGCTATGAACCAATACAGATACATAAAACTAAGAAATGGTGAAGACATCGTTTCAATGATAACTGTTCAACAAGAAAATGGAACAGTAGAAATGACACTTCCATGTAACATTGGTCTTTCACCATCGGTTACAGGTAAGGGTTCAGTTATTAAATTATCCCCTTTAGTTCCTTTTACTAAAGATAACAAGATTGTTATTGCAGCTTCTGAGATAGTTTATACAACAACTATCGGTGACGAATTCATTGCATTTTATGATAAAGCAATTAAAGATTGGGTTCATCTTAGAGACGAAGTAGGATTGGATGTAATGTCCCCTAAACAAGAATTAGATAAAGGTGCAGATGCACTTGCACGAATGACCGAGATAATGAAGGACAGACTCCTTCCAGAGGAAGAATTATCATTTGAAGAAGAACTGGACTTAATGGATTATGAAGATAAGAAGGTACTCCATTAATATGTATTCTCTTGTTTCCCACGATACATATCTAGGGTAGCATGAGATTTAACTTCTGTCAAGTCTTTTTTATCAAAAAAGATAAATTATTTTTACTTGACAAATAACGATATAATGAGATAATAGATATATGACTAAAAGGACTAAAGCAAAACCAGAACATTATGTAAATAATAAAGAGTTTACAGCTGCAATATCTGAACACAATAGAGCAGTAAAGGATGCAGTTGCAAAAGGAATTGAACCACCAAGGGTATCAGAATACATTGGAGAATGTATCTATAAGATTGCAACGAGACTATCAACAAAACCAAACTTCATTAACTATTCATATAGAGATGAAATGATTTGTGATGGTATCGAAAACTGTTTACAATACATAAATAATTTCAACCCAGAAAAATCGCAAAATGCATTTGCCTATATAACCCAAATTATATACTATGCATTCCTAAGAAGAATTCAAAAAGAAAAGAAACAAGCTGCAATCAAACATAAGGCAATCATGAATAGTGGTGTTCTTACCGATGCAGTAAGTAGTATGGAAGGAGACAATACAGTTTACGATAACTCATATGTCGAATTCCTACAAAACAACCTTGAAGAACCAAACTACAAACCTAGAGGTAAAAAGAAAGAGAAAGACAATCGACCAGTAGGTGTAGAAAAATATTTTAATACAAATAAAAAATAATGGAAGATAAATCTAACACTCTCAAAGACGCAACTCCAGAACAAATAAAAAATTGGCAAGAAACAGAACTTAAGTGGTGGTCTGATAGAGCATTATCATTTGTAGCAATTGCAAGTGTACTCCAGTTTTCAACATTACTTTTTATGATGTTTAACTTCTGGGTCATCAGCTTAATGACAAACTAATATATGAAATTTGCAGTATTAAACGACACCCATGCTGGTGTCAGAAACGACAGTGTTCATTTTCACGAATATCAAAGAAGATTTTATGAAGAAGTCTTTTTTCCATATTGTAAAGAAAATGACATCAAACATATTGTTCACTTAGGTGATTACTTTGATAAAAGAACTGGAATCAATTTCCTTTCCTTACAAAAAAACAAAGAACACTTTATTGACCCACTTATAGAAAATGGAATGACCATGGACTTAACTCTGGGTAATCATGACCTTTACTATAAGAACACCAGTGAGGTAAACTCATGTGATGCATTATTAAAGTATGATAATATTACAATCTATCAAGATACTATAACTAAAGACTATGATGGTTGTCTAATTACTTTGATACCTTGGATTCATAAAAACAATTTAGAAGATACAATGGAACATATAGAATTGACTACATCTGCAATTGCAATGGGTCACTTAGAAATAGAAGGTGCAATCATGATGCCTGGCTATTATTCTTCTCATGGTACATCAATGAATACATTCAAAAGATTTGAACATGTATATACTGGTCACTTTCACACTGGGTCAACACTAAACAATATTACCTACCTTGGTTCTCAGTTTGAATTTACTTGGTCAGATTATGGTGACCCCAAATCATTTCATATATTTGATACAGATACAAGAGAAATGAAAAAGATTAGAAACCCTATTCGAATGTTTGAAAAGGTTTTTTATGATGATTCCAAATTAACTCAAGAAGAAATAATTGCAATGGACTTCGAACATTTAAAAAACATGTTTGTAAAAGTTATCGTAATGAATAAAGAAAATCCATATTGGTTTGACCTATTCATTGAAAAACTAAACAAAGCAGATGTGATTGATTTCAAGGTTGTAGAAGACCATGGAAACTTAGGAGACATGTCAGATGAAGATATGGCTTCAGATGCAGAGGATACTCTTACTATATTAACAAAACATATTGAAGGAATGGAAATAACTGGAGATAAAGCAAAACTAGAAAACTTAGTTAGGTCTCTTTATACAGAGGCCCTTGACGCATAGATGATAAAATTTAAAGTAGTTAGATGGAAAAATTTACTTTCCACTGGTAACCAATTTACAGAAGTCTTTTTAGAAAATCGCAAAGCAACCCTAATCTTAGGGGAGAATGGTAGTGGTAAATCTACAATGTTAGATGCACTATGTTTTGGATTATTTGGAAAAGGATTTCGTAAGATATCCAAAAACTCACTCATAAACTCAGTCAACCAAAGAGGGATGGTTGTCGAGGTTGAGTTTGCAATTGGGTCAAAGCAGTATCGAGTTGTTCGTGGTGCAAAACCAAATGTGTTTGAAATTTTCTTGAATGATAGAATAATTAATCAAGATGCAAACATGAGGGATTATCAAGAACAACTTGAGAAACAAATCCTAAAACTTAACTATAAGACATTTACTCAAGTAGTTATTTTAGGTAGTTCAACTTTCACACCATTCATGCAAATGAATCAAAATGACAGAAGAGGTATTATAGAAGATATCCTAGATATCAATATTTTTACTGTTATGAATAATTTATTAAAAACAAGAATGACTGCATTGAAAAGTGAACTTCATGATTTAGATTATGAAATCCGACTTTCAGAAGACAGAATCGAAACCTACAAAAAACACATCAAGTCACTTGGTGATAATCGTAGACAGAAGATTGAAGGTTTTAATGAAAGTGTTGAACAGGCTCAAACAAACATTAACACTGTACAAGAAGAATGTAATGTACTGTTAAAGGATGTTGAGGAATTACAGAATGAATCTTCGGATAGTGAAACTATAAAACAGAAACTAACCAAGACTCTTGAATTGCAAAAACAATTAGACCTTGCAAAATCAAGAGGTACAAAGGAGATACAATTCTATGAGGATAATGACGAATGTCCCACCTGTCACAGAGATATGGAAGACGACTTTAAACAAGAGAAGATATCAACAACATCAAAAAAAGTTACAGAAATCGAAAAAGGAATCAATGAAATTACAAACAACATTGTATCTATCAATGAACGAATCCAAGAAATCGAGAAAATACAAAGCAAGGTCGACACTCTCAACAGACAAGTTGCACAAAAACAGAATGAAATTTCTGCGTCAAATCAATACATCACAAAAATAAATGCAGAGATAGAAAAATTACGAACTGAAAATGTTACCGATGATAGTACAAAGTTAAACAAAGAACAAAAAACTTTGAAACATCATAATACTCAGAAAGAAGAGTTGATTGATAAGAGGTCTTACTTTGACATTGCACAGTTTTTATTACAAGATACTGGTATTAAAACTAAAATCATAAGACAGTACTTACCTATTATGAATAAGTTGATTAATAAATATCTTGCATCCATGGATTTCTTTGTACAGTTTAATCTTGATGAGGGGTTTAATGAAACAATAAAATCTAGATATCGTGATGCATTCTCATATGCAAACTTTAGTGAAGGTGAAAAAATGAGAATTGACCTTGCATTATTGTTTACATGGAGAGCAATTGCAAAACTAAAGAACTCTGTTAATACTAATTTACTTGTATTAGACGAAGTATTTGATAGTTCATTAGACGAAGGTGGAACAGAAGAGTTTTTAAAGATACTACATACTCTAGATGGTGATACAAACACCTTCATAATATCACATAAAGGTGATGTACTTACTGAAAAATTTAGACATACAATGACATTTGAAAAAGTTAAAAACTTTAGTAGAATAGTAAACAGTAAGTAGGAGACTATATGAAACTTAGACATGATGAACATGAACTTACTAGACCTTTGGAAAATGATGAAAAGGTAGTTGAGATTGCAAGTTTCATTGCAGTTTACAGGAACTTTTTTAAAGAAGGTAATATAGAACACTTTCATGATTACTGGAACTGGTCTCAAGAAAATGGAATGAGAGCAAGAAGTAGAATAGAAGGTGAAGGTGGAACACCAACTCTTGAAAAAGAAGATATGAGTATGGGGATGGATAAGTATATAATTAAGGAACTTAGTTTAACAAATGAGTTTAATGAGTTTTTTAAATTTTTGAATACTGATATAATTAGAAACTATACAGATAAAATTCCACATTTAAATAATCCAGTTGCTCATGAAGCAAAAATACAAAATACACATCCTGGCCAAGGTTATCATGTTTGGCATTGTGAATGGACTAATGATTTACCTAGAAGAGTTTTAGCATGGGCATTATTTTTAAATGATGTAGATGAGGGTGGTGAATTAGAATTTCTTCACCAAGGTATAAGAATTAAACCAAGAAAAGGAGACTTTGTAGTTTGGCCTTCTATGTTTACACATTTACATAGAGGTAATCCACCAATCAGTAATGATAAATGGATTGTGACTGGTTGGTATGAAGACATAGGAGTTGGTAATGACATTACTGCATAAAAGTGACCCATTAATGAGAAAGACTATGCCTTTCTTTGATTTTGATAATCCACCAATAGACCCCATAAAATTAAAAGAAGAACTGATTGATAGAATGTTTGAAGAGGGTGGAGTTGGATTAGCTGCAAATCAAATTGGTCATGAGTATCGTGCATTTGTAATGAAAGGACAAAATAAAGAACAATCTATGTTCTTTGTAAATCCAGAAATTTTAGAGTTTTCAGAAGATACAGTTGTTATGGAAGAAGGATGTCTTACTGGTGGTTGTGAAGGTATCTTTGCAAATATTACCAGACCATCATGGGTTAGATGCAGATGGCAAGATGAAACTGGTGAAGTTAAAGAATTAGAATTTAGTGGAATGACTGCAAGATGTCTTCAACATGAGTTAGACCACTTGAATGGTATTCTGTTTATTGATTATCTTTCTAGGTTAAAATTAGAAAGAGCAATGAAAAAGAAACAGAAAAGAGAAAAAGAATATGCAAGAATTAGAAAACAATTCGTACAGTTTGCCCAAGAACATCATAGCAAAAATCCCAAACTGTCTAACGAAGGAACAGTGTCAGAAGCTGATAAAGTATCATCAGACTAACTTCAATTTAGTTACCCATACTGATGCAGCTGAACAATACAATGGTCGTAGGATACCTATGGTCAGTGTTCG